CTCTTGTGTTGGTGAAGAATAAATTTGCACCTTCACTTATATCTGCTGTGGTAATACCATCTACAAATACAATATTATTGTCTGCTAAGTCTCTTACTCTACTCATACCGGCATGTACCTTATATCTATACTTTGATTAAGCAGTGGAGCACTACCAAATGTTAATGTAGTGCCACTTACACTGTAATCACTTGGAGGCAATATTAGTCCATCTAATATTACTAATACGCTATTAGCTGTATGCCCTGCTGGAATTGTATATGCTGTAGCTGAATTATTTCCTGTGTATTGATTACTAGTGTATGTTAAATTAAGTTTTACATTTGTAACACTGTCATCAGCTGGAACACTAGCATTTGCATACGGCAATCCAAGAAAGCGAACATATATTCTAGCATTAAGTGCTGGAGCACTAGTGAATGTTAGTGTTGTTCCACTAGTTGTGTAGTTTTCAGTAGGTTCTTGTACAACATTGTCTACCATTATCAATAGTGCTTGTGCTACACCAGGGTCTGTGCTTAATGTAAATGCTGTGGTTGTGTTGTCACCTGTAAATGTTTGTTTAGTATATGCTCCTGCCGCAATTTTGTCAATGGTTATTGTGCCATCTTGTAGTTTTGCACCAGTGATACTTGAATCTGCTACAGTACCAACGGCAAGTGCAACTCCATAATAACGTACATATACTTCCACACCTTGTGTTGGCGCCGCCGAAAGTGTTAGTGTTGTTCCACTCACTGTATAATTTGTAACTGGTTTTTGTTGTACATTTGCAACGTAAACTGTTATAGCGTATGGTGATCCTGGATCAGTTGTCAATGTGTAAGCAGTTTGATTTGATCCTGCTGTAAATGTATCAGCATTGTAGTAATCACCAGCTTGTATTTTGTTTAGACCAATTGTACCGTTTTGTAGTTTAGCACCTGTAATGCTGTTATCTGCTACTGTTCCAACTGGTAGTCCTACTCCATATCCTCTTACTTCAACTATTTGTCCATTAGTAGGTGTACCTCCTAATGTTAATGTTGTTCCACTTACTGTATATCCGCTTGCTTTTTGTGGAACACCATCTACAAAAACTTGCACTGCATTTTTACTACCAGGATCACTGCTTAATGTAAATGCCGCTGTACTGCCATTTGCAGTAAATTGATCTGCAAACACATTGGTTGGATCCAACATACTGTTTGTAATTAAGCTAGGCTGAAACTCACTGCTGGCACTCACATACTTGAGTATTTCTCCATTAGCAACACCACTTGCATCTACATCACTTAAATCACTAATAGCAGATACACTGCTAGCAATTGTAATTGTTTTTGTTGCACCTGTTCCGCTTGCAGTAACACCTGCACCAACAAAGTTTAGTATAGATGCACTAGTTGATAGTGCAGAACCTTCATCTTGCACTGTTAGTGTACTACCAACTGTGCCGGGTTCAAATTCACTATTACTAGCATTCCAAATAAGTGCTTGTCCATTTGTAGGTGCTGAAGTTGTTATATCTACATCTGACAATGCATCAATGCTTGCCGCGGCAATACGTGCATCAGCTCTTGCATTTGTAAAATATAAATTACTTGAACCTTCTGCTACTGTATCAGTGTTGCCTTGTGTAAAAGTTAATACGCCTGTAGAGCTATTGTATGCTAGTTGTGTGCTATTTTCACTGATTGCACTTCTTGCTCTAGCATCTGTAAAGTATAAATTTGTAGATCCTTCACTTAGATCATCTGTATCTTTACTTGCAAAATCTGTATTAAAATCACTTGTTGCATAACCAGTTATTGTTCCAGGTTCAAACTCACTGTTAGATGAATTCCAAATAAGTACTTGCCCATTTGTTGGAGCAGAAGTAGTTATGTCAACATCTGATAAATTTCCTATACTTGCGGCTGTAATACGTAAAGTTGCACGAGCATCTGCTCTAGCATCAGTGTAATATAAATTCGAACCTTCTGTAATGTTAGTTGTTGAAAAATTACTAATATCACTGACTTGCCCAGTTACATTTCCTGTAAGATTTCCGTGTACTCTTGCAACAACTAATTCTTTATTGAAGTTCCATCTATCATTTGAACTGGTATATGTTAAGGTTGCACTTGCACCATCAACTGTGATACCTGCGCCATTTGCCGCGGCGGCATTACCAGCACCACTAGCTATAGTGATATTAAGGTCATCTACGTCTAATTGGGTACTATTTATAGTGGTGGTTGTTCCATTTACGGTAAGTGTACCGGTTACTGTAAGGTTGTTGCCAATTGTTACATCATTGGGCAAACCTATTTGTACTTGATTGTTTGTAACTGCTGTTTCTATCTCGCTGGTTGTTCCAGCAAAAGTAAGGGTATCAGTTCCTAATGTAATTGTGTCAGTACCACTATCTCCTGCTATATCTGTAGTGGTAACAATGTTTACGCTTTGAGTACTAGCACTGGTTATGCGTCCTTTTGAATCTACTGTGATTACTGGTATAGCACTACCACTACCAAAACTTCCTGCACTCACTCCGCTGTTTGCAAGTGTCAGATTAAGTGCTACATTGGCTGTACCATCAAAACTTACAGCTGGTGCAGTTGCATCACCTGTTGCACTAAAATTTCTAGCTGTTTGCAATGCTGTAGCTGTACCAGCATTACCAGAAATAGTTGTAGGTGTAGTACTTGCAATTGTTAAACTATTAGCAACATCATTGTAATTAACTGTAATATTATTGCCAGCAGTAATCAAATTACTTACAAAATCATCTGTTCTTTCTTGTGTTGTAAAAAGATTTGCTGTGCCTTCACTAATATCATCACTGTCAAATACTGTATTAACATTGATATTTGCTTCCCATATACCTGCTGAACTGTTATACTTCCAGCCACGGCCCAAGGCTACATAAACTTGACCATTTACGGGACTTGCTGGGAAATTAAGAGCCATATGTATATCCTATCTGCTATACATATTTATGTTTATCTATGCAGACTCTAATGCTGTTATTCTAGCTTCTAATGTTTCTATTTTTTCCATTGCTTCTTGCAATGCCTTTATAGCTATCCACGTCATTTGTTGTTCTTTTACAGCCAATCTTGTTTCTTCATCAGTACTTTTAAAATCAGTTACAACTTCTGGGTTATGAGATTCTACATCTTGAGCAATAACTCCGTATTTTTTATCATCGCTATCTTCGTCTTTGTTAAAATGAAATCTTTTTAGTTTCCATTTTTTTAATGTTTCCCATTGCGAAGACATGTTTTCTATATTTTTCTTTTCACGCTCATCTGAAAGGTTAACGTTATTACTTTGATAGTTGTATATACCGCCATTGGCATTTACATAGAATTTATAGTTAGCAGTATCGTGCAAATGCAATGTGTTGCCAGTTGATTTAGTGTAGTAAGTGGTTCCATTTTGATCAAGTATTACTCCTGCTGATGCTACAGTATATGATGTTTTACCTATGTACATGCTACCAGTATTGTCCAGAGTAATTTCTCTACCAGCTACACCTTTACCATAACCAGTGTAAAACTTCATTTTGTTGGTATCATTGTTATCAACATAAATTCCACGTCCATTAGCATCAGTAACAAAGGCGATTTGAGCATCACCAGCACTTGTACCGTAAATACTCAACTGACCATGAGTATTATTCATACTGCCTTGTAGTCGTGCGGTACCAACCGAATGGAATGTAAAATTAGGAGTTGTTCCAATACCAACTTTTTGGCTTGCATCTATAGTAATAGCAGTGGTGTCGTTAGTAGCAAAAATTAATGGTTGATTTTCACGCTGAGTAATCCTTGCCGCACCTCCATCATTTCCTATAACAAAACCACCTAATACTTGTGTTGTATGTGTGCTATTATTGAAAGCTAGATAAGTCTGTGTTCCACCGTATAAACGTAAATTATAGCCAGCAGTTAAATAATCAGTGGGAGTGATACCAATACCCACGTTGCCTGACGCATCAATCCTCATCTTTTCAGTTACTAATGTGCTAGAAGCTCCTCCACTGTTTGTTGCAAAAGTTAACGCACTTGTAAACGCAGGGTCGCCTGCCGCAGTCTGATTAGCATGTCCTACCATCACTGCTTCGATTTTTGCATATTCTCGAATGGCAGTATTTCCGTAATCTTCGCCTTTAAAATCTATACCAACACCATAACCACCATATGGGTAATGTCCCGTTGCGTCTAAGGTTAATACAGTTTCTACTGTGTTTCTATTTCCACCACTCGGGTTTCCCACTTTTCTTACATGCAGGGGAGAGCTAGGAGCAGTTGTACCAATACCAACATTGCCGTCTGATTTTAATGTCATTCTAACTGCACTTGTTGTACCAGCATTTCTTCCTCTAAAATGAAGATCAGCAAGATAGTTAGCAGTCTGTTTTGCATACATAGACCAAACGCCTGCACCAGCAGTTTTTGATCTCATTACTATACCAGACTCAACACCTACAGTGTTTTGTCCATTTGTAATCTTAAGAAATGCTGGATGATCTTTACCATACATAGAATCACTATCAGCCCAGTTACTTGTACTCTCTCCAAAAATGTTTAGTCCACATTGTGGAGTACTTGCATTAATACCAACATTACCATTTGATTTTATAACAATATTTCTACCATGATCTCCATAGGCAATTTGTACAGTATCTTCGCTTTCGTCCCATCTAAACTCTGCTTTGGTTGTGCCTGAACTGCCATTTGTAATTTTGAAAATGCCATCATCACTTGAACCATTATCATCAGTGTCAGTTTGTAAGTTTAGAATATTGTAACTAGCACTTTTGAAGTTTGAACCTACACCTATAACATCAATACCATTGGTAGTTGTTTCTAACTTTTTATCATTATCCCAATATAGCTCAATGGCTCCGTTTTGTACTGCTCGAATTGCATTATCTGCACCACCGTTTGTTGCATTAGTTTGAAATAAAAATCCAGTCCTTGCTCTTTGTATAATTCTTCCACCTACATGATTTCTAATATATCCGTCTGTACCATCATAATAAATCTCTAAATCAGAACCACCGCCAAATTTGGCTTTGACATTATCACCATGTGACACATCGCCAGTTAGTGTGCCACCAGCAAGTGGCAGATATGAACTTACGCCTGTAGATATTTGGCTATTGACTTGTGCTTGTGTATATGTTTCAGTTTTTAAATAGTAAGCACTGTTTGTGAGCAGTTCATATATTTGTACATCAATTACATCACCACTTAGTAAATTGTAAGTAAAGTTTATACTTGTTCCGCTAGTTGCAACATAGTCATCACTCGAGCCTTCTACTTGCTTAACACCATTTCTAAATACAACTATATTTTGATTACCTGTTGTGGTGTAATTTAGTACATGTCCTGCTGTACCAGTACCAGTACCTACTCCGGTTGCTGTAAACTGTGTTCCTACGTTATTGTCTGCTGAACCAATACCTGTAAAGCTGGTGTTACCTGCACTTATAATTTCATATTTGTAACCTATTACAAAAGCACCTGCTGTTACTGTAATACTATCTTTACCACTCAAAGCATTGGTAGTACTAGCAATATCATAGGTATGATTTCTAAAAGTAGTATTAGCATCACTGGCTCCGCCACCACCACCACCGCCTCCGGCTGGTACAGCGTCTACAAATGCACTGCCTGTGTATACTTTTAATTTTGAATTTAAACTGTCAAAGAAGAAACTACCTTGTGCTGGAGTACCTGTATAACTGGTTCCGTATTGTACTGTGGCATTGTTTACACTACCTCTTAAACTACCTGCGGTCAGTGTACTTGCTTTTACTCTAGCATCAGTATAGTATAAATTACTTCCTTCACTGAGTGATCCTGTGTCTTTGGTTCCTAATCTTGTATCAAAGTCACTGTTGTGTCTTGCGGTTGTATAATATAAGTTACTTGAACCTTCACTGAGGTTATCTGAAGTAAGATTACTTAAACTACTCACTGTTCCTGTAACGTTTCCAGTTACATTTCCTTCGACATTTGCTAATAAAGTACCAGTTGTAATTGTTAAATTACCTGTACTTGCTCCGGTAAATGTTCCAGTACCAACAATAAATTTATCTGCACTTTCATCAAATCCTATAAATGCATTGGCTTCACTGCCTCGTTCAATTACAATACCACTGTCATTTGCAGGTGTACCGGAAGTTCCTGTGCCCAGTTCTATCAAAGCATCTTCAACTACTGTATTGGTTGTACTAATTGTAGTGGTTGTACCATTTACTGTCAGGTTTCCGCCAACTGTAATATTTCCACTGGTAACTATATTTGTTGTACTGCCGCCGCCTAAATATGTTTGAACTCTAGCATCAGTATAATATAAATTTGTGTTTTCTGTAATACCACTTGTGTTAAGTGTAATATTTTGACTTCCATCAAATGCTACCCCTGATATTGTTCTTGCATTCGCAAGTGTAGTTGCAGTATCAGCAACAATAGTTAAATTATTAATAAAGCTAGCGTTGACTCTAGCATCTATAGCACTGTTTGCTCTAGCAGTTGTATAATACAAGTTACTAGAACCTTCGCTTAATCCATCTGTATCTGTAGGACCACCAGCATCATCTGCTATTACCCAAGCACTACCATTGTATTTTAATATTTTGCCATTTGCCGCGCCTGAAGTATTAACATCTGATAATGCACCAATACTAGCCGCCGCTATTCTTGCGTCTGCTCTTGTGTTAGTATAATATAGATTACTACTGCCTTCTGTTATGTTGTCTGTAGTTTTTGCCGCCAAGTCTGTATTGAAACTACTGGTGGTATATCCTGCCGCTCCGGCAATAGTAAGTGTGCCGGCGGCATCATCATAGGTTGCTGTAATATTACTGCCACCAACAATTAATGCATTTACTCTGTCATCTACTCTCTCATTGGTAAAAAATAAATTTGTAGAACCTTCAGTAAGTTCATCTGTATTGTCTTGTGTTGATAGTTGGCTTGCTATATATGCTTTAACACTTTGCTGGCTCGGTACTTTAGTTGCACTGTCTGTTGCAAAGTTATCTTCATCTAGTAGATGATTGCTTATATCACTTACTGTTCCTGTAACATTTCCTACTAGATTAGTAGCCAAAGATTTATTCATTGCAAATGTATCACTAGCACTTACATATGTAAATGTAGCGTTAGCGCCATCTACAGTAAGTCCGGCACCATTTGCCGCCGCCGCAGATGCGGCTCCTTTTGCTACTGTAATATTGATATCATCAACATCTAATGTTGTACTGTTAATTGTAGTTGTACTACCATTTACAATTAAATTACCACCTACAGTAACATCGCCTGATGTAGTTATAGTTGCAAGGCTTCCACCACCTGCAAAAGTATTAACTCTTGCATCGGTGTAATATAAATTTGAACCTTCAGAAATTCCATCAGTGTTGAGATTTATATTTGTAATAGCACCTGTGCTATTGTTTACATCCAAACCACTAGCAAAGTTACCAAGTTCGAAATTTTTACTGAGAGCCATATGTATATCCTATCTGCTATACATATTTATACTAATTATGATGGCTTAGTGGGCCACGTAACTGAGCTTGGATCTAACATTCCATTTAATAGTTTTGGATCAGCTGACGCTGGTAAGTCTCTGAGTGCTTTGCGATAGTTTTTCCATGCTGTACTCATTGTTACATCACTGTTGCCCATCCAGTCAGTTTCTGCTAATCTGATATCACGTTCTGCTCTTAATAGCTTCATAGGTTGTGCGGCAGTTAGTGCATCTCGTTTGGCTACAACTGCTTCCCAAGTTGTACCCCAGTCTGATTCTTTGTTGCTTTCAATAGCTGAACCATTGGCATCTGCACCTGTAACTTTGGCATACATGGTTGCAAATTCAGCTTTACTAGTAGGTTCTCCTCTGAGTACCCATTCTTGAATGCCTAGTTCAGTTAATGCTTGTGCTATATCTGTCATTTATATATTCCTTTGTTATCTATATTTATCCTACTAGGTAACCATAAAATACTGTGTGGCCACTTCCGTTATCATCGTATATATTTCCGTTCCAATCTGAACTACTACTTCTACCTATAACTGTTTCTAAATAATCATTTTGAGCAACGTCAATTACATCTGTGAGAGCAAAAGTATGATACGAGTTGCCTGATCCCCATCCATCCGATATTGCTTCAGCCCCTTGCAATGATCGAGTAGGATAACTACTACCATTTTTTTTCACATAAACGGACATATATCTTGTTTCAGTATTAGCACTAGGATTGCCTACTACAAATCTAAGACCTACTAGATATTTGCCTGCCGTACTTATTGTTACTCTTGAGGTTGATGCACTACATCCTTGTGAAAAATCAACTTGTCTGTAAGTATGTACAGTAGAATTGTTTATAGGTGGAACTAATGTTGCTCCATTATATCCATTTAATCTCCAGCATGGTTGATTGCTATTCGTTACTGCACCGCCAAAAGCAGTAGCACCACTAGTTGCAATAGTCATTGCATTGGTTCCATTAGTATGCTGTAGCTGTTGAACTTTTAGTATGCTCATACTGCGATCTCCCACAAAGTAAATGTCCATCGGCTTGTTGGTGCGTATGTACCAGCATTATTTGGAAACCATAAAGACCCACCGCCTGGTTGTATTTGAAACATTGATTGAACTGCACTGGTTGTTCCGGCAGTGTAAGTAAACTCATATGAAGATTGCCAAGAAAGAGGTTCACCAGATGCTTGAATATACCCGTCGCCCCATATTGCTTTAATTCCGGTGTTGCCTCCAGTATTTTCAACTCGAACGCCGTAGTAAGCATTAGTACCACTTCTCCATACTGCTACTGTAGCTTGTCCAAGTATAGTACTTGTTGAAAACTTAGGAGTAATACTATTAATTACAACAGTATTTCCCCAAACATTTGCATTCGAATATTGAGTATTATTGCCTTTTGCTGACACACATTGTATAACGTGTCCTGGAATATGCACACCATGGTTAGAACTTTTTTCTATTAGATTATCAACATACAAAGTACTCATGGTGCAATCTCCGTAACACAAACGTATATAACTGTTCCACTATCAGCGGCGTTGTCATTGCGTCTTGTGCCGAAAGTTATGCTGTGTTGATTAACATCGCTTGCTCCAAAAAGTGCAACTTGGAGAGTCGTTCCAGCCGCTACGCTAGGACTAAACTGCTGACAGGTGCTGGGTTCACCGAAAGCATGGTATATGTAGTTGTAACTAGCAGATCCAGCAAGGGCATCAATAGCATAAAATGCATAGTTACCGTTGGAAAAAGAAACATTATGACGATTGGGTTGATAACCTCCAATACCTGTATAATCTGTAGAAGCTGAACTTACACTTCCGGACTTGTAACCTAATGCTAGTGCAACATCAGTATCACTATTACTAGTCATCGAAGTTAAAGTACCTATACCACAAAATGATTGAACTATAAATGTGCTATTTGTTACCTTGGTAGTTATAGCACAATCTAGTAATTTTACTGTAGCGTTTCCTTGAAGGACTACTCCGGTATTATTTTCTGCATTAACCATTTGTATTGGAGTGCCAGTAGGCATCGCTATGCTACCCGCTGAAGTCGCTCCTTGAATTGTATCTACTTTTAATATGCTTGCCATCTTATACTATTGTCCATGAGCTTCCGCTGGGTATTGTAACCGTTGCGTTTAATGTTATTGGTCCAGCCATCATACTATTGCTACTCGCTGGTATGTCTATATTACTACTTATCGTGTTGGGATTTGTTATTGCATCTTTTATATGTAAACTTGTGCCTGGAGTTAGTATACCAATACCAACATTTCCACCATCTCCCTGCAATGCTATGTTATATGAAGTATCATTATTAACTCTTACTCCTTGTATATTTAAATACCCACCTGTTGTTGTACCAATCTTTAATTCAAGATTATCCGCAGTATTTTGGAATGTACCAACATATTCGGCTGTCGTTCCGTGTGACACATCAAGTTTATAATCAGGAGTATTTGTACCAAAACCAACTCTGTCGTTTGCCGCATCTGCATAAACAAGGTTTTGGTCATTAAGACCTTCAATTCTAGTATATGAATTAATGCCTGATTCATTGATAACTAAACCGCCGTGTGCCCACCACAAGCGATTATAATTAACACCATCAATAAGCGACCAAAATTGCATTGCACCACGTTCTGCTCCTGCTGTGTTACCATAATTCATAGCTAAAACTTGAGCAAAAAGGTGTTTGTCACCATTGGAATTATTTCCATGAAAAAGAAGATTACCTAAATAATCGTAAGTGGCAGGGGTTGATGAATTTTTATATAAGTCTATGTCTGGTGCTGTTTGCGTACCATCAATTGTTGATTCTACTATTAAAGTAGAAACTGTGCTGTCATTCGTAATATAAACTTTGCCTGTACCATTTGGAGATAGATTAATATTTCCATTGCTATCTGTAGAACTTATAGTGTTTCCATCTAATTTTAAATTATCTATTTCTATGTTAGCAACATTTGTTATATTTTTTGTATTTGCATCCAAGTCTCCACCAAGCTGTGGAGTAGTATCTGCTACAACATCACCACCGCCTATAGTAATTGTTTTGGTTGCACCTGACCCCGTAGCTGTTACATTACTGCCAACAAAATTTAATGTAGTTGCCGCTGTGGATAATGCACTGCCTTCTTCTTGTACACTAATACCTGCGCCTATATCTTCATAAGAACTGCCATCATTTGTAAATTGCCATTTATCAGTAGTTTCATTCCATCTTAGAACTACATTTGTACCTGTACCTCTTTCAACTTCGATACCTGCATTTTGACTAGGTGTACCAGTTTCATCACTGTTAAGTTTGAGAATATTGTCGCCAATGTTTACTTCATTAGAATTTACTTGAGTAGTTGTACCATTAACTGTTAAGTCGCCTGCTATAACAACTGTGCCTGTGTTGTCGCCATGTGTCGCAGGATCGATTGTTAAACTGCTAGGACCTCTGATATATCCACCAGTGCTTATATTGTCTGCTGTTAATAAACCACTTACTGTAACATTACTGCTAAATGTTCCACCATTGGCTTTGCTTACTGTATCTGTAGATTCAAATACATCAGTTGCTACAACACTTATTAAATCATTAGTAGCCGCCGCACTTGCAAGAACAATACTAGTTCCGTTTGTTGCTGTAAAATCTGCTTCTTCTAGTCTAGCACCATTAAAAAATACCTCGACATTTCCAACATTGTATGCTAGTATAGTGTTGTTACTATCTGCACCAGTGAATGTGGTTTGACTGCTGGTAGCAGTGTAGTTAAATTCTTGTTGTGCGTTTCGTATAACAACATTATCTGGACGATTACCTAAATATGGCATAGACTATTCCTTTGTTATACATATTTATGTTTAACTTGGCTTGGTAGGCCATACAACATCTGCTGTAGTTGTCGCTGTGGTTATATCTCTAAGTGCAGTTCTATAAGTTGCCCAAGGATCTTTAATATTGCTAGGAACGTCTGCACCTTGTGTCCAGTCACATTCAATTAACAATTTGTTTCTATACTCTCGCATTTGATCCCAAGTATCTAGTTCTCTGTGTTCTGTTATCATAGCATCTGTGATTTTATCACTACCAACTATTTCTTGTACGGTTTTTCCATAATCTTCATGTTCTGGAGGTACAGGAACTTCAAAACTTGGATCATAACTATATTCTACACCATCAATTAAGATTGGATGATATAACCAAGTTGCACTGTATTCAAATTGTTCGCTCATATTTTCTCTTTCTTTTAAACTTATGCATGTAATGCATATGAATTTATGGAACTCATAGTACTAGTTGTTGGATAAAACTCACTGTGTGCTATTTCTATTTTTACCATATAATATACATATGCTGGTATACTAATTGAAACATCAACAATTTCAGCACTACTATTACCAGGAGAGCCGCCGGGCAAATTAAGCGATAACCTGCCACTACCTGGTCCATTGTAAATATCTCTATAGTCTAGACCATAACTAGGACTATAGCTACCATCACTTCTACCATGTCCTAATAACCAATATTCACCTTGTGATGTTGTACTATAGTATGTTTGAAACAAAGTGATGTGTACACTACCATGACCCCAATAGTGTCTTCTGTATCTCAATAGATTATATGTTGTAGTGCTTGATCCTGCACCATATAATCTATAATGTATATTACTGCCTTGGCTGTCATTGTGTTGTACTCTTGACCAGTTATTTTTACTTTTATGTACAATTTGACCACCATACTCGTCAATTCTAAAACGTCTTGTTGGTCCACTGCCTGGGCCTATACTGTCATCTTTTGTATAAAAATCTAAATGAGCTGGAGCACTTGAACCACTGTGATTTGATGCGGCAACACCTTCAATTTTAGCATCAGCGGCGGCATTGGTATTGCCATCTGCATATCCTTTAAAACCAATGGCTCCCATCTTCTGTCCTGATGTAGCAGAGCCACTCCAATATGTTGACAGTAAAATTCCACCGCCATTACCAACTACTGCTACAATGTTATCTAATGGATTGCCGGTGGCAGTATTAAGTCCTAACTTACCGTCTTTGGTAAATCTCATTCTCTCAGTAAAAGTAATTTCAGCGCCTGCTGTACCTGCAGTTTCTTCCATTTCCCAACTGATGTAATCGTCTACATGTACTTGTCTATTGGCTTTACCACTGGCTATGTATTTGTATCCACTTGAGCCAGCGCCATCATAATACCAGTTGTGACCTATTTGCATACTGCCGTCTGTGGCGGCAAGTACACCTCTAGTATCCAATTGTACTCTTGCACCAAATACATTTGACCAAGCACTGCTCACTGTAACATTATCACCTATGCCAATGTGTCCATCTGCATGTATTGATATTCTTTGTGTTTCTTGAGTTGTAAAAGTCATTTTAGCTGGTACACTGTTATTAAAAGCACCAGTTTGTGATACTTGTATCATTGCACCAATGTCAGCTACTGCACTGTTATTAACTCCGTAGAACCTAATCTCACCTAGTACATCTCCACTAGTAGTAGAAGTATAGTTACCGCTTGTGGCAGGAGTTTTATAAAAATTCAACATACCAGTGTGACCATCAGTAGCACTACGGCTCATTATTGATATGATAGAACTGCTACTGGTTTTTGTTAAGCTAATATTACCACCGCCAGTTGTTTCTGCAATATCACCAAGTTGTAAATCACCACCTGTAATCCAGCTTGTGCCGTTTGTGTCTAAAACTACTTTGTTAACGCCAGCATCTCTTAATCTCAAATAACCACCGTCTAAAGAGTTACCGCTTGAACCTCTGCGACCTAACATAGCAACTTCATAGTCGTTAGAACTTACTATCATTCTAGCGCCGTCTCCATGCACTACAAATCTTTCACTAGGACTACTAGTACCAATACCAACATTTCCGTCACCTCTAACAATAAAATATGGTGTTGATCCTGTCTGATCGTAGGATCTAAAGTTTGCATCACTTGTATTTGTACCAGCATTAACTAATACTCCATAACTTTGTCCAGTTGTTGCTTGACCTCCTGCAAATATTGCATTTGAATTAGTGTCACTTCTTACAGTAAGCCTTCCTTCTATCGGAGTAGAATCTCCGATACCAACATTACCACTGCTATCGATACGCATTCTAGGTGACCCAACACCGCCTGTATTGAAATCAAGTCCAAGTCCACTAGAAGCATAAAATGTATAAGCACTAGTTTGACCACTAACAGCCGTTGATGCACCCACGTAAAACTTATCTGCACCATCTTCCTTTAGCACAATATAACCGTGATTAGTATGTGTTGAATTAAACTCAGCCACTTTAGCCGCTGATGTAGAGACTGATACTAAGGGAGCTGACAGTGTACCAGTTAGTGTACCACCAGCTAGTGGTAGTTTAGTAGCTATACTGTTTGTAACAGTTGTACTGAAGTTAGCATCATCACCTAGTGCCGCCGCCAGTTCATTTAGCGTATCTAGTGTACCCGGTGCACTGTCAACTAATCCAGCAACTTCTGTATCTACATATGCTTTTACTGATTGTTGACTAGGTATATGTGTGGCACTGTTAGACGCCATATTATCTTCATCTTTGATTGCGTTTGTAATTCTTGCATCTGCTCTAGCGTTTGTGTAATAAAGATTGCTCGAGCCTTCAGTTAATCCATCTGTATTTGTAGCACCAACACTAGATACTGGTACTTTCTTCAAACTGGTTGCATCATTATCATAAATTAATAGCAAGTCGTTACTAGCATCTACTGTACCAATTGCAGTTTGCCCACTAATAATATTTGAATGTAACTTTGCAGTTGTGATACTAGCAGTACCAATAGCATCAGCATCAAGTGTGCCGTCTACTAGTGCATCTGCTGTTAGTTTGTTAAGTGCCATTTATTCTTCCTCTGGTGGGTGAGGTATTTCTCTGGGCTCACCTTTTACTGCTTCGCCGTCAACAACACTATAATCATAACCTGGATTATATTCTTCCAGGTTGTTGGTAATTATTAGTGTGTCATCATCAAAAGCAGGTAAACTATCTGCAGAAAAAACTACTTCATTATTTTTAAATACTATATAAGTCATGCGTGTGTATGTGTCCTTCTTAAATTACCTTCTAGTTTTATATACCAACCACTGCCGTAAGCATAGCTGGCATCTCCGTTCATTCTTACTCTGACAATATTATTAGTTGGGAAACTTATTGTCCAACTACCATTGCCGCCATTATAACTATGCAGAACATTACTACTCATTGCTGTATTAAATCCCCAATAAAAACCTTCTGTATAACTCATATATGCGCCGTTCCAATGAGAAATTGCACATGTAATTTTCATTGGATGCCCGTATGTATCTCTATAAAAATCGTATTGAAATGCACTGTTTGGATTTGCAGTACCACTTAGAACGTGATAATTGAATTGTGACCCAATCAAAAAATCTCCCGCAGGATTAATAGTAAGTCTTTTTTGATGACTTCCTGAAGGACTTTGCCCATTATGTGTTGCTGTAGTATTACTTGTGTTAAATTTCAGTTGTCCAGGCACATATCCGCCAGTATAGTCTCCAAATTGTTCAGCTGTAATGGAAGCCGCAACTCTGCCAATATAAGAACCGCTTGACCCGTTGAAAATTATTTGACCTAGTTTAGCACTATTTGTTGTTTGACCACCACTGGGACCACTTCGATCCAGTGAAAGTGTAGGATGAACATTAGAACTTCCAGTTACCCTTAGTGAAATACCCCTATATGCATCATCTTGTTCTACTTGTAGTTTAGGATTACTACTAGCACCTTCCCAACCTCCGTTGGTTCCATAGTTACTGCCAATAGTTAAAATACCGTTACCAGCATAAGTCATTACATCACCTGCGCCGCCGCCGCTATTTGCGGCTTTAAATTCTATTCTACTTTCACTACCAGTATTAGCAGGATACGCATTTGCTTTTATGAATAAGTTACCTAAAGCATCGCCGAAAATATTACTAAAAGTATAACCACTACCAAAGTTTATTCCTCCAGTTGCAGGAAATTCCATATTAAACTGTGTGTTTGCACTGTCTACAGATCCACCGCCACCAACTCTTATAGTTGTGTCGGTAAGTTTTAATTTTTCTGAACCGTCTACACGCATTGATATGAAACTGCTTGCCGCTTCGTTGCCTTCATCTGCTTGCAAATAAAGATTACCATCAGCACCGCTTACTTTAGAATATGGAGTTCCAGTAGCATCGCTATCTTCCAGCATAATTTGAGGACTGGTGCCTCTTATGTGTAACATCTGTTGAGGATCATTTGTTCCAATACCCACCTTGTAACTGTCACTAATACGCATAACTTCAGTATTATCAGAAGCAAAGGCAATTTCTCCAAATGCATCACTAGCATTAAAAATTACAGTGTCATCGTTTCTAGTTGTTGAAGCAGTTTTAATTTTTAATCCGCCTCCAGAGTCTGCACCAGAAAATGATGCGACTTGTGTGTTAGCAGTGCCATTTCTAACATCAAAAGTAGAGCCAGGATCAGTTGATCCAATACCAACTCTACCAGTTGTTGTTAACGTCAATAAATCTCCAGTTACAGCTCTATACCAATGTAAATTTGCACTATTAGTTTTTTGGTACATAGCCCAATCGTTTAACCAGACTCCTACTTCTCCTTGAGATGCCGTAGCTCTTGTAACACGAAGATAGGCAGTGTTTCCTGTAGAGCCTACTGCATCAAGTGCATAAGCTGGACTATCTGAGCCAATACCAACTCTACCAGTAACATCAATTCCAGAGGAGATTGTAGCTAGTTTGGGTGAGTTGTCATGGTAAAGAGTTACTGCACCGTCTGTTTCAAACTTAGCCATATACTCTGTAGCACCTTTTTGAATAAACACACCAGTACCATTGGAATGAAGCTCAAGTTTTCCATCACCAACATCAGCAATTTTTGAGTTACCGTCAAAATAAATCTCTAAGTCTGAGTCATTACCAAAAACAGCTTTAGTACTATCGCCTAGTGTTAAATTACCAGTCATAGTACCACCAGCAAGTGGTAGTTTTGTTGCTATTGAATTTGTAACAGTAGTTGAGAAATTTGCGTCATCTCCCAATGCCGCCGCTAGTTCATTTAATGTATTCAGTGTACCTGGTGCACTATCAACTAGATTTGCTACTTCAGTAGTAACATCAGCCACCCTTGCACCTTGGTGTCCGCCTGTGGTTATGTTTCCTAAGTTACGTGCATTTGACATATGTATACCTTATCTGTTATACATATTTATACTAGTCAAGGCTATCAATTGTTACGTATAATCATAAGTTAGTTTTGGAGAATAAGTCACTGTATATCTAGTATGAGCGGCTTCTCTAACATCACCTACATTTTTACCCTCAGGTAATATACCATTGTCTTTGTCTGATTGTGTCCATAAACCATCTGGTGCTTCGTATGAAGTAGCATTTGATCTATGCTCTTCTGGAATATGTTCCAGTGTATGCGTATCTATTGTTGTTTTTTCCATTTTAGTATCCGTCTTTAGAAATTTCAGCAGTTGCATTTCCATACACACATGTATATACTCTATGACTACCACTTGAAAAATTTAATTTTACTTGCAATCTATAACTTCCACTGGAGGCTCCGCTGTTGAGATATCTGTAATCTATATCACTAACACCGCCGCCATTCATAGCACTAACTCTTTTTTGTTCTTGATAACATGCAACATTTCCGTATGTGCCCATTAGAGCTCCCATATATCTAGCACCGCCATAGTACACCTGATTGTTGTCTTGTACACTCATGCCATGAAACCTCAAATTTGGTGAGTGACTCACATAGCACACATCATACCAGTTACCGCTTGTTCCGGTTGCAACTTCAGTGGTTAAGAATTGAAATTCGTTTGCATGACCTAGTGTTCCTTGCCCAGCATGGATATGAAAAGTGTTTCCGTATGTTTGTAGCTTGCCACTACTATTTTGAATTTGTAATTGTTTTGTTCCGCCATCTCCAGTACCGCCAGTCCAAATCGAAAAGTCGCCTGCACTTGTAATATTGCCACCCCAATATGTTCCTAGATGAAGACCACCGTTCACCCCTGTCATATCAATGCGAGGATAATAACTATTACTATCGCCCTGAACTTGGATTGTAGGATTAGTTCCGTAAACATGTAAGTTTTTGTTTGGGTTACCTGTTCCTATACCAACGTTGCCATTTTGTTTAATAACCATCGGTGTTAATAATGTTCTGGTTCCTGTTCCACTAGCTGTGTTATAAAAATGAAAATTACCATCGTACAATTCCAACATTGCAGAATAGTCGTCACTCTTAGAAGTCCAATGTCCGTTTGTGTTCATAAACAAATTACTTTGTAGCCAAACACCATTATTGCCAGTATAACCTTGTACACTAGCACTAGATCCAAGGTCTAGTGCTGGGTAACTAGTATGGTATGTACTCAATACGCTGTCACCAATGCTTAAATTCTTACCAAAGTAAGCGTCTCTGTTACCCAGAAGTCCTAAAACTGTTCCGCTAGCATTGTTAACATAAAAATTGGTATCATTATACGAATAAAAATCCCAATTAGCATTACCACTAATTCGCATCTGTGGACTATTTCCAGGTTGATTAATATGAAATTTATGCACTGGATTATCTGTACCAATACCAACATTTAAACCGTTTACCGTAAATGCCCCCGTATCAGTGGTTACGGGGGTGCCACCTTTGCGGAAGTGGAACCCGCCATCTGCTCTAGCTCTGATAAAAGAACTATTGCCTTGAATATAATTAGTCGCTGTATTTCCAGCATCTGAAAAAGCAAGACTAGATATATTATCCGCTGATCTGCCAAGTAATTTAACAGTGTTGCCGCCAGATGATGAATTTACTACAAGAGGAAAATCTAGATCATCTGTACCAATCCCAACATTACCGCCATTTGGATTTAATAAAAGAGGTTGACTATCTGTATTAGTAAAGTTTCTAGCTTGTATATACATGGTGTTATTTGTAGTCAGATAACCCATAGTCATACCTATAAGACCATCGGCTCTTGATACATTAAACCCTGTTCCGTATCCACTCGTAGGAACCGCTGTTCCGGTATCATTTACTTGAAGTTTAACCTGCGGACTAGTTGTACCAATACCAACATCGCCGCTAGCTTTTAAGAATATACCATTGTTAGTAGGATTGTTGTTAGTATAAAAATGTATACTATCATTTGTAGATGTAGCAATTTCCATTTTGTTGGCATCGCCTGTTACACCAATATAGCCTCTTAGTGTAGATCCGTCTGATTTCTTAGCCCAAGGTAATAAAGCACTTCTAGTATTATTTGCATTAGATTCTAGTTTAGCGTATGTGTTTCCTGATGAGTTGTAAACATGAAATTTAGTATCTGGACTGGGTGTACCAATACCAACGTTGCCATTCTTAGCTATAACAACATTTTCACTTCCACCTGTTCTTAAAGAAATTTCACCACCAGTTACATTACCTGCATTAATAATTGCTTTACCAGTTGATGTATGTTCGTTACCGTGTAACTCAATAAACGCACCACGAGTGTTAATTACATCACCGCCGCCGCCAATTCTAGTTCTTTTATTATCTGAACCATCAGCTGTATTTTGCTTAATATCAAAGTTCGTTGCGCCGCCATTTAAAGTATTAACAGTAATACTAGCAACGTCTATTGGCTTATTAAAGTCCCACTCGTCGTTAGTATTATCATAATTGATTGTAGCAGTACCATCAGATCCTAAGTCTACAGTAAAACCTGCTCCATTGGCTACAGAAGCATTAGCAGATCCACTTGCTAGTGTGATATTTTTGTCATCAATATCTAATGTAGTTGAATTAATTGTTGTGGTAGTACCATTTACAGTCAAGTCACCTGCTATGACTACTGTGCCTGTGTTGTCTCCGTGTGTTGCTGGATCAATTGTAAAACTGCTAGGACCTTGTAAACTACCTGTAGTTGTAATATTTCCAGTTACATCAACATTACCACCAAAAGCACCGCCTGTAATTGCACTAACTGTGTCAGTGACACTGAATATTTGATGTGCAATAATCGTAATTTCATCACCGCTACTAGCACCTACAGCTAGTACCACAGTTGTACCATTGGTAGCTGTGTAATCTGTAGAAGTTAATAAAATTCCATTTTGATAGACGTCAATGTAGCCTACATCATATGTAGCTGTAAAAGTTGTTTGATTTGATGTTGCTACAAAATTGTGTAGTCTACGTCTACCTTCAGTAAGACCCTGTCCAATATACGGCATAAATGTGTATCCTATCTATTATACATATTTATGTTTAAATCGACTATTCTTTTTCAGCGAGTTCTGCTTCCGCATCTGCATTTTGCTGTACTGCTGTTTTGACTACATCTAATGTGTATGCTTGAGTTACTTGAGCATCTTCACCTGTAGCAATAGCTACGCTATTAGCATTACAATGTGCTACTAATAGTGAAATAATTTCATCTTTGGCAATTCTAGCACGATTGGTTACTGCATTATCAGTCCATTCACTGATATCTACCATCACATAGTCAAGTGCTTTTTTCTCTGTGTCTGTTATACTAATTGTAATATCTGGCATGGTTTTCTCCGTTTGTATTATTTACCTTATTAATTAGCCTATTAGGTGCCCGCTAAAGCCTGGATAATGTATTTGCCCACTCACATAGTTATTTGTCCATTGACAAGTAACATAATCGTTAGCGGATAGATCACAGTACATATGATGCACCATAGGCACACGATTTGTCTGTTGATTCATTTGCATATATGATTTTGTTGTGCTATTGATGTTCATGTAAAACCAAAGGTATCCAGAACCAAAATTAGATGCCATACATTGGAATTGAAAGTAATATTTGCCAGCTATAGGTGCTGTAAATCTACCATTACTTGCATTAAAATGACTACCGTTATTAAACGCATGATTAACACTTGCAGACCATACATTACTACTCGACATTGTCTGAGTACCAGTTGTAGTAATACTATGTGATTTTGATCCCAAGTATGAGAACGCTGGTATCTGAGGCGTTGTTACATAACCACTATCTTCTATTCGCATCATTTCTTTATAACCACCAGCACCTCTGTCATATCCTTGAAATACAAAGTCAGCTGAGTTGGAACCTACTTGATTGGAACCTGCGTACCACTCGTAATTACCAGAAGTATTAGTATATCTAATTCCTGAATAGTTAGTTACAGCATTTGGCGTCTTAAGTGTAAGTGTAGCATTACCGTTATAACCAGTTGCACCATAGCTGGACGATGTATTGTTTTGTACAACTAAGGTTTGTCCAGCACTAGTTGTACCAATACCAACGTTGCCACTACCAATCGGATTCAACAAAAGATCATATGCGGCACTACCAGCACTATTAGAAACATCTATGAAGTATCTACCAGCAGTGCCCATCGGCCCCATACGTATTACATCAGAACCTTGACTGGAGTTACCGTTAATGGTTAAAGTTGTGTTAGCTATCAATTGAGTAGCATTGGTTACAGCGGTAGTATGTGTATCCTGTAAATATAGCCTAGAACCTCCAGGATTTGTTGCACCAATACCTACGTCACCGTCACTGGTTATTGTTAAAGATGCGGCTGTTGATCCGTTTACTGCAAAACTGTGTGCTACTGCTGAATAGTAACCTAACCCAGTATTTCCTGAATGTCTGTTACCAATGTAACCTCCAGAATTACCAGAGAAGTTAACAGTACCTCCCCATACTCCACTGTTAAGGTCTAGTGAACTATAGTTTGCTCCCAGAGGCGATGCTGGAGATTGTGTACCAATACCAACACTATTACTACTAATTGTAACTCTGTCAATGCCAGCTGTAGCTAATACCAATTTATCACCAAGCCCACCATGAGCAAAGAAAATAGACCCTGCGTACTCTCCAGTTCCACCTTCGCTGTCACTAAAGTTTATAGAACCATAACTGCCTGTGCCACTGCGAATTGTCATACCACTGTGTGTAGCGTCAGCAATAGTAAATCTATCTGCTCCTTCAGCGGCTCTACCTTCTACAGTTGTGCCAAGAAGTACATTACCACTACTGTTTATAACTAGTGAATTACTAGGAGCCTGTTGCATATAAATTGGTGTAACAAATCCACTGGCTCTATCGTCATTTGCACGAATGATATTAAAGTCTCCACCACTTACCTGTATTCCCCAATTACGTTGATTTGAAGTTGCATCAGTATCTCTTAGCCAAAGTTGTGTTGTACCTGCACTATCAAATATGGAACCGTTATTATGAGCTGTACTAATAACATTCAAGTTACCAGCCGGAGTATCTGTGCCTACGCCAATTTCTGATCCTGCTGGTAAGTTAAATCCAGTTGTTCCGTCTAATACTAGAGGCATATGTATATCCTACTAATCATCCTATTAAAAATCCCATCCATCCACTATATCTGTTGGTGTAAACTGCCGGTTTATTACCGTCAGTTGCATTACTATATGAAACTGGATTGGCAGTGTCATTAGCTGCCATATCTATAATAGCTACAACTGTACACTGGTCCCAATTACCGCCGTCACCGGTATCATTGCTTCCTTGATAGTAAACTCCATTGTGGAAGATCTTATATTGTTGGTCTCCAGCCATTGTACCACTGTGCATTGCATTAAATGTAAAATAATATTTACCAGCGACTGGTGCAGTAAATACTCCTGTAGAGTTATTTAAATTGTTGCCTTCATCAAAGTTTTCAGTCCAGTTTGTTACATTAACATTTCCAGTTTGTTCAGTCTGATTACCATTTTTATAACATGAAAATGAAGGGGTATAAGGTTTTGTAACAATACCATTATGCCAGACACGCATACGTTCTATAGGTTCAGCCGCTGTTGCCCCGACTGCTGTTTCAAATACAATACTGTTTTGATTATAGTAGCTGTCTACTGTTCCTCTAATAGCCGCTCTTACACCTTCACCTGTTGAACTATCGCCTGTGGAAAACTCAATACCGCCCAAGTAATCGTTGGTAGTTGCCAATGCATTATTACCGTATCCACTTTCCCATTGGCCTTCTGTATGTAATTTAATTACTGCGCCTGTATTACTAGTGCCACCTGAGATTGACCCTGCTCTAGTTTTAAGTAAATTTAAACTACCGTCCTGCTCGATCCTTGCGGCTTCTGCACCATTTATTTGCCATATATATCTTTTACCAGAGCTATCAGTTGATGTTGTATTAAACACAGTATTACCTTGATAAAGGCTCATGTTTAAATAGTTAAGTTCGTATCCGCCGTTTTTACCGCGGTAAATTCTAAAACTATTTTGATCTTCGTTAGGTGGCATAATCTGTAGAGTAGAGACTGGAGTAGTAGTTCCAATGCCAACTCTATTGTTAGCACCATCTAATCTCATAATTTCTGTGTTGTAAGACTTGAATATGTGATCACCAGCTGTGCTATTAGTATACGTAGTCTGATAGGTTATATCACTTATTGATCTAACAAGTATATCATCAGTACTTGTTATATACATTTTACCAGCATTTTGTACACCAGAATTAGTATCCATGGTGATGGATCCGAGTTCGTTAGCACCATTGACAAAAGAAAGGGAGCCAGAATCTGCACCATTTGCGGCTGTAGAACCTAAGTTTAAACGACCTCGATTACCGCTTCCTATAATACCAACGTATGTTCTACTAGCAGTTCCATCACTTGTAACATCACCATTTGTAGTTCCAATACCAACATCACCACCAGTAAACCAGCTATCTCCGCCAGCATCTAAATTAACCTTGACATTTCCACTAGCATCTCTAACATTGAAAGCCGCACGAGTGTCAGATTCTTGATAAAATCCTCCTAAATGATGCCCATCTGAAGATTCTACATATAACACATTACCTGTACCGGCAGATTTCACATGAAGCCTAGCACTTGGACTCTGTGTGCCAAAACCAACATTACTAGATGTGTCAACAGTCAATACTTGTGATGTACCAGTAGAATTATACAAGAAAAACTTATCGTCATTTTGTACGCCTATTGCAAATTTTTGTGCATCATTTTCAAATTGTAGTTCAGCATATTTGTCAGTGCCGGCTGTAACTAAAACTCTAGTATGATCTGAACTAGATACATGTAAATTTTGACTTGGGTTATCAGTACCAATGCCAGTATTTCCATTGGTAGCTGTTTGTGGAACTTTATCCAAGTTTAGTGTGCGTGTACCTGCAACTGCTGGCACAGCTATGTCTACATATCCACTAGTGTCACCATATATTCTTACTTTGCTCATATTACATTATAATCCATCTTTGTCCGCTAGGTACTGTAATTGTAGCACCACTTGCTACTGTTACTGGTCCTACAGTCATTGCATTTCTATTACTACTTATTGAATAATTATTGTTCACTGTATTGTCAGTTTCTAAAAATGCCATATCACCTGCACCACCAGTTGCACCGCCATCAAAATGTTGTGTGCCTCTGACAATGTGTCCTGTGCTTACATCTACATCACCTGTTACTGCAATACCCGTAGCTGACGTAGCAAACTTAGGATTGTTGTTGTGATAAAGTGTTTGTTCTGCACCACTGTTTGTTGCAAAAGCAGTTTTATTACCTGCGGCATTTTGTATATAAGTTGTACCACTGCGTATAAAAATACTGCCTGTACCTGTGTCATCTATATAGCTGTTTAAACCGTCATGATATATTTCCATGTCTGGTGAACTTGCATCACCAAAACGTGCTTTTACATTATCTGGAAATAGTATACTTGTGTTTGTTGTTGCACCTCTGGTAGTCACACTATCAAGCGTACTGGTGTTTGTAAGTGTAAGTGTATCACTTGCAGGAGTTACTACTGCACTGATATCTGTTCCACCAGTTACAGTAAATGTATCTATATTACTGCCAGCTACTGCTAGATTTGTTCCATCTGTAATTTGTCTATACGCATAGTTTGCACTCACAGTATAATCAGTGCTAAGACCAGTTAATGCACTACCATCGCCTGTAAAAGCTGTGGCGGCTACTGTGCCAGTTACTGTAACACCTGTAGAGGATGTAGCTATTTTTGGTGAACCATTATGGTATAAAGTTACTGCGTTAGCAGGGGTAGCTACAATATAGTTGTTACTTCCACCCATAAGTTTAAAACTATGAGTGTTAGTAGTTTGAATAATACTGTTAGTAGTGTTATGATATATTTCCATATCAGCACCAGTACCAAAAATAGCTTTGTCATTGTCTGCGAACTTAACATCGTTGCCGTTAGATTGTAAATCTCCACCAAGTTGAGGTGTGGTATCATTTACAATATCTGCTGTACCTAAATTGTTATATGTTGTTCCATCATTTGTAAATTGCCAAACATCACTTGTTTCATTCCATCTAAAAGCAACATTAGTGCTTGTGCCACGTTCAATTTCAATACCAGCATTTTGACTTGGCGTACCTGTTTCGTCACTGTTGAGTTTGATAATGTTATCGCCAATGTTTACTTCATTTGAGTTAACACTTGTTGTTGTGCCATTTACAGTAAGATTGCCTGTAATGGTTACATTACCGCCTAGTGCATTTGTAATTCTTGCATCAGCTCTAGCATCAGTATAGTATAAATTTGTTTGTTCTGGAATGTCTGCTGTACTAACTTGATTAGAACCTGTTCCGAAATCTATATGTGTATCGTTAATACTGTCTGCTGAAATACTGGTTAGGTATCCAGCACTTGCATGATTTCCCCAGCCATACGCTGTAATAAACTGTCCAAGATTTGTATCAGTAAGTATGTTTGTGCCCATGTCAATAGTATTACCATTGGCATCAAGTGTTCCGCCCAGTTGTGGAGTTGTATCACTTACTAAATCTGTGTTGATTGAACTTGTACTTGCACTAGTAATTCTACCTTGTGCATCTACAGTAATAACTGGTATTGCTGTTGAACCACCATAGCTACCTGCACTAACTGCCGTATTATCTAATGCTATGCTTACGTTGTTGTTTGTGACTGCACTAGTTAAGCCAGTGCCACCTGCAAAAGTAAGCGTATCGGTGCCTAGTGTAATAGTGTCCGTACCACTATCACCAGCAATGTCTGTAGTGCTAACAATGTTTACTGCTTGTGTACTAACCGCAGTAACCAAACCTTTTGCGTTTACAGTTACAACTGGTATAGCTGAGCCACTACCAAAACTTCCAACGTTACTGTTTACTGTAGCAAGAGTTACTGCACCGTTACTAGCAACTGTTAAGTCACCGCTAAATGTATTGTAAGATAAAAGTGCATTACTTCCAATTGTAATATTGGCTTGACCAAAGCTGAGTGTATCAGTTCCTTCGGTATATGTTATATCATTTGCTAGTTGTGAAAGTTCTAATGCTTTGCTCATATGTATGCCTTTATCTGCTATACATATTTATGTTTAACTTGGAGGTGTGGGCCATACTACATCTTCTAGTGATGTATATGTGTTCGTAATATCTCTTAGTGCTTGTCTGTAGTTTTTTTGTGCATCAGTTGGTGTTCTATCTGGCAATACCCACCAGTCTGTTTTTGATATTAATCTATCTCTTTCTTCACGCAATTCAGCAAGATCATAGTTAGTTTTAGCATTTGTCATTTCTGCTTCAACTAGATTAATATCTACTCCACTGGGAATTTGGATTTCTAATTCGTCTTGTGAATTATGTGAGTAGGCTACATCAGCAGTTGGATCTCCTACAACTGAGCGTATTGCGTCAGCGATATATCTATCATTTTGTCTTGTTACTTTCATTATCTATATCCTATGACTCTCCACTGCATACCAGTGACCGTACCACTACCATCAATATTAACACCTACTTTACCTATGTTATCATTTCCTTGTCTTTGCCATGATCCATGTGTCTCTGCTATGCCAACGCCGTTATATGTCCAAGAAATAATACCATTAAACTGTACTCTGTCGTAGTTTCCTATTGGTATCCACCATCTCCCTGTCCAACCTACACTACAATCTTGACCGTCAGCAAACTTTTGCCAAGTGCTATTCCCTACATAATAATTATTACCACCATCTTGTCTGTGGTATCTCATGCTATATTCCATTGATAAGTGACTGTCTGAACTATTATGAAATTGTGTATAACTATTTGTTCCTACACCGCTTCCACTGAATCTAATGTGTACAAATGCATATGCATATCCAGATGATGGTATTTGTATTTCATTATCGCCACCATCACCACTGTATGTATTAGAGCCTTCACTCCATATTTCACCTGTTAACTTATTAGTAGTACTATTTTGAGGATAATATTGTGCCATTAATTTTTCTCCAACTCACTTATACGTTGTTTCAAACTGGATATTTCGTTCAACGCATCTTGTAGTGATTTAACAATTACAGGTGTAATTTTACCATAATCCATTCCCATCATTTCTTCACTGTTAGCATCTCCGCTTACAGCTTCTGGAACAATAGACTGCATTTCTTGTGCAATAAAACCATGTTGTTCAGGTGCAGTTTTATCATTTATCCAAGTATGGGATACTGGATTCATAGCCAATATTTTTTGTGAAGCATCTTGTATTGGTATGATATTTTCTTTCAATCGTCTGTCTGATGTAGTAATGTAATTTGTAACTGATCCGCTACATCTAATTTGCCCTACAATGCCGTTAGGATTTGCAAAAATTACAAGAGAATTATCAGCAGTTGAAGTTAGTGCTAACCAAAGATTTCTGCGACCATGGGTAGAGTTCATAAATCCTGAACCACCAGTACTGCCTGATGGTTGAGCAACACAACCAAATAGTACATTGCCTGCCGAATCAATCCTCATGCGTTCTTCAGCAACGAGACTTTGTGGTCTAGTAATAAAGGCAAGATCAGCACCATAATCACTAGCAGTACCATTTTTTACTGCGGCGATGCCAGTTCCTGCATTTGCATGATATCCATTGAGTTCAAAGGCTATACCTGCTGTCCTAGCAGTACCACTGGTGTTTTCATTACTGACTACAATGTTATGCCATGTGCTACTACTTGGACTAAACGCTGTCGAATCATTTTCGAAGACATGTAATTTAGCATTAGGAGTCGTTGTACCAATACCTACTCTTGGTGATGCTCCGTTCATACCAAAGAATGCTGTGCCTTGTCTGTTAATACCACCAAATACTTGGTTAGCGGCGCTGCCATATCCTCTGAATAGAAACGCACCATCACCACCATATGTAGTAGTGCCATCATATTCTATTGCGTAGTTTGCGTCTGTAGAGTTAGTTGGTGCACTTTCCCAAAATTCTAATCTGTGTTGTGCCGCAAGGTTAGCAGTTACTGGTCCAAATATTGTTCTAGTGTTATCGCCATGTATATGCAAATTGCCATGCGGGTTATTTGTTCCAATACCAACATTACCAGTTCCATCTTTTATGGTAACAGCATCTATTAAGGCACCGCTACTGTTTGAAGATCGTAACACAAGCATAGCTCCATCACCAGATGTGCCTCTTTTAAATGCTACTTCTGCCTTAGGAGTTCCTGTAGATAATCTACCTGTGAGTACTGCTTCAGCACTAAAGTTTCCACTTGAGTTATGTATATGTAAAATTTGTTGAGGGCTCGTTGTGCCAATACCAACGTTGCCATTGGCTAAAATAACCATTTTTATATCATTACTTGTAGCAAATTGAATAATTTTTGCTTCTCTATGCCATATTAAAGCATTTTCATTACTATCAATACCTATACGGAATCCGTCACTTGTTGTTGCTCCAGTAGTACTATTCGTAAATAATTGATAGGATTCGCTACTTGAATTTTCATGCAGATGTAACTTGTAACCAGGACTAGCAGTTCCGATACCAATTTTACTTACATTTTTTAGAGTTGTATCACTGGTATCCAACATGGTGGTACCACCCATTTGTAAACTTCCGTTTACAATGTTTAGATGACCACTGGTATCAATGCTGATGTCTGGACCGCTGTTTGCAATATTAGCAATATGTTCTATTTTGAGAGTTGACATATGTATACCTTACTTGTTATACATATTTAGTTATTTTTTAGCTAACTCATCGTCAAATTCAGCATTGCGTTGAGCAACTGTTTTAGCCCAACCTCTTGTAAAGGCATCCATTACTATTTCATCTTTAGAACTAGGAACTGTTATTCCTTCTTCTAAGTATCTATCAACAGTGCTTCTATAAATCTCGTCGTATTCTACTCTGCATCTTAATTCAATAGCACTCTTGGCCCATTCTGCTGGATCTAATGCCGCTGATTCTAATGCTTTGTACATTGCATCGCTAATTTCAGTTGTAATTGTTTTTGTCATTTTTTTATCCCATAAAATATATACTGCATGAAGTTTCTGTTCCACCTTTAATAGTATTTGACCCGCCAGATCCAATCGCTTTCCATTCTATATAATCACCACTGTTGCATCTTAAGATACATGTATGATTCCAAGCATCGTATACACCAGTAGGTGTAAAGTCTGCAAAGTTCATACCATTGACTGGGTTAGTTGCTCCGTTTATAGTTGGATAGATATATCTCCACACATTACTTGTATTCTGTTCTAGTTGAAATGCTGAAGTAACTAAGTATAGACCAGTTTCTGGACAAGTATATCTTGTATTGCCACTATCCCATGCACCAGAGACTCCTTTTTGATATATTACTGAATTCAAGCCCACTTTGACCCATGCACTGTTTCCTGTGAGACTTTGGTTTGATGACATTGTAAGACAAATAGCACTTTGTCTCGGACGAAGATTGTTACCATTGTTTTTGAGTTCTAGTACTGGATCTTCTGTTAATGTGTGAGCTTTGTGAGTTACCGCCGCCGTAGTTGGTACTTTAAATTGCATACTACCATAACTACTCCAAAGAGTCATACGTTCATTGCCTTTGTGATCGTATTGTATTCCACCTCTGGTATTGGTGTCGTACCCAAATGCCATACCCCATACAGTATGATCGGATGTTCCGTCTCTGTTGTTGTTATCATGAAAGAAATTCATATAATGTCTTCCAACATAGCTTGGCGCGGCCCCTGTATGCAGTTGAGCTATGTCTTCTTGATATCCAGTGCTATGAGTAGCGGCTGGGGTGTTTACTGTAAATTTTGCTGTTAAGTTACTTGCACTACTATTAATGACAGCTACTTTACCAGCGGCGGTAATATGTAAACGTTCTTGACCACTTGCTCTGAAACCTATAGTGTTATTTCCGCCTGCTGTTTGTATTTCAGCGCCGCCATCCGAAGCCGCTTTCAAATACAATCCACTTCCACTACTTGTGTCTTTTACTAGTATAAAAGTGTTTCCGGCAGTTGCAACGTCAAGATTAACACTTGGACTAGTTGTTCCAATACCAAGATTGCCACTATGTGTAAAAGTCATAGATGAATTGCCACTTTTCAATACTAAATCAGCTTGGTTACTGGTTTGAGGATTACCAATAGAACTCCAGTTACTTCTTCCTTGATTGTAAAATCTTAAACCATAACTAGCATTGTAATCAATGCTTACTTCGCCTCTAACATCTAAAAGTGTGACAGGATTATTTGTACCAATACCAACATTACCACCTTTTAGAATTCTCATTCTTTCAGTAACAGTATTAGTTCCAGAATTTGTACTAAAAATTAAGTCAGTTGGCATATTATTAGCCGCAGGTGTGCCGTTGACTTCTGCTTGTATTGTAGCACCGTATGTATCTAAATCAGTACCATCATCGCCAATAAAAATTATACCTCCAATTTGATCATTGTCTTGTAAGATTGTAAAATTATCAGCTGTACTACTACGACTTTTTGCAAGTATTATACCCGAAGCATACACACTAGTATCTCGTCTAACAGCCGCCATGTAACCATTAAAACCTGAACCTGTAACTTGGAATGCCGGTTGTCCTCCAGACAGTGTTGTATCTGTTCCAATTGAACCAACTGTTAATCTACCACTTGCATCAACATCAATAGCCAATGGTAAGTCACGCATTTCCTTTGCTCTAGTCATTGTGCAATCTCCATAAGGGTTATACTTGAAGGAGCCACTCCAGCATATTGTGAATAAACATTAGTCCCACTAATCATTGCTTTCATTCTAGTTTTATATGTAAAAGAACTTGCAGTGTTAGGAGAATGTAACACTTGTAAATTTGTTTGCCAATGAAAAGCTGTCATATTTTTTATTCTAAATTGATCGTATCCAGTACCACCAAATAATAGATTATTACTTCCATCTGCTATTATTAAATTACCCTGCCATTGACTATCTGTTGACTGAGTTAAAGAATAAGCCTGACTAACAGTTACAAAAACTTTAGATGATGAAAACTTTGGTGTAATAGAAGCCGTTAAACCAGTATCAACGAATGAAGTACTAGTTGTAGTTGCTTGTGTTTGATATGTTGCACTTACAACTTGTATAACATGTCCTGCAATGTGTACACCAGCTGTGCCGTCACTTTTGGTAATACTGTCAACTTTCATTACACTGCTCATCCTACTATCTCCATAAGTGTTAGTGAACAATGACTGTAGCTGTCATATGTATAGTTCACGTTAGATTCATTTCCGCCGATGAATATATTTCCTACATTATTCATATATAACATTCTTACTTCTATTTCTAGTGTGTTGTTGTTGGGAGGAGTGTATTTTCCTGTGGCAGTTCTACTGCTATTACCATAATCATTACCATCACTGTTAAATCCAGAAGAGCCAATTCCACCACTGGAAAGATATTTTCTACCAGTAGTATTGCTAGATGGATCCGAACTTTGATCGTTATACAAAACATATTGACTGTTGGTATTGTCATACAACTGATATCCAGCATTGAAGTTTCCAGTTGTATATTGAAGCTGACAAATGATATAAAGTGTTGGATTTGCTGACTTGGGTGTGATACTGCATTTTAGTCCACTAGCAACGCTCTGACCATACCCACCTGTGGCATTTATTACTGTTCTACCACTTAATTTTTGTTCTACAACTTGACAGATAGAACCTGGAATAAGCACACCATGTCCTGATGTTTTTTCAGTAATATTGTCAACACGCATAGTACTCATTGTGCTATCTCCAACAGTGTCATTCTCCCAGGATTTTCACCATCAGATACTATTCTATTTCCGCCGTTAGCTCCTCTGGCAATTTGCGTTTTGTATATGACTTGACTGGTAGTATTAGGACTATCTAAAAATTGATACGTCATAGGAGAATAAACATTAATTCCGCTTCCACCATAGTCATATGCGAATATATTACCATTGGCGGTGCTATCATCTTCCATCACTGCGGAATAACTGCCACCAGCTATATTTCTTAAAATTCTCCAACGTCCTGTGGCATATGCCGAAGTGTTCCATACTTGAATATTCTGTGTTACTATCACATAAATTTTGCTAGTTGCAAATTTAGGAGTAATTGCCACATTAACCATATCGGTATTTGTAAAAGTAGTAGACTGAACTGTTACAGAGGTTGTCTTGGCTCCACTGTCAATGACTTGTATAACATGTCCGGGTGCGTGTAATGAATGTCCACTAGGAATTAAAACTTGATTGGCATTTGATCCTGTTGTGGGTCCTTGTATATTTTGTACTGTTATTGTTCCTGACATTATACCACCGTAAAGTTTCCATTGATTGTTAGCGTTACACCTGTTGCAACATTAATAGGTCCGCCTGCTATAGCATTTTCAGTTGTAGCTATTGTTGTGTTAGTACTTATCGT